TTTAGGTTAGGATTACCTAGATAGATCTCATTTTGGCTCATAAGGGAATGGTCTCCTGTTTTTTTCTTGTCCTACTGCATGTGCTTCAACAACCTCTTCCTGTCCTGGACAGAATTGAAAGACTGCACTAAACCTAGCAGCAACAGGACAGTGCCTTGTCGGTGCTTTACCTCCATGAGGGACTAATCCTGGGAATACTACAACCCTTCCTGGTTTAGGAATGACTGTATCTGTAATCCTGTCGCCATTCATGAAGATGGTCTCACCGCCCCACTCAGGTATCCATGCCCTATTAGTGTAGACAAGGAAACTGAGTGCATCTAATCCTTCCCCATCACAGTGGACAGCAGGACTATCACCAAAACGGAAAGCATTATAAACGACTCTGTGAAATGAAGGAATGGGAATCCCAGCCCGAAGAAATGCATGGTTTATACAAAAGTAATCAAACTCCCCATAGTTGGGGTAGTCGATCGCTCTTCCTAAAGAATAAGTGGAAAGGTTATCGTCTGGCGCGTTATCAAAGATAAGTTGCCATCCGTCAAAGTGGGTGAAGTATGTATCCATATAAAGGATCTCTTCATCTGTGAAGAGATCATCAATGACCATCACCTGATCATATTTAACAATATCCATTACTCCACCAACGTGCCGTGCGCCCTCCTGATCTCTTTAAGTGCCTCTAGATTCATATCCTTAGTGCCACCATCATATGCGTGAGCATATCCTTCTGTAATCATTTGCTCGTTGAGAGACACGTCTCCGTCCCCAATGTAAAGCCAACCAAGAAGACGCCCATATTTGCCAACCCCACCAACAAGTTCAGTCCTAACAGACAACTCATCATCACCAGCGATAGTCGATTCCAGTTTCTCTTTGAGCCAGTTGGTTGCGTCGATTCCAAGTGCTTTCTCCGCTAGGTTTTTCGTCCTTTTTTCTGGCGTATCAACGCCTGCAACTCTAACTCTTTCTTTCTTGTATAAATCAAACCCGAGGTCAATAGTGACATCGATAGTATCACCATCAAGGACACGGTTGATCTCCGTCACTCGGAAGTTGTAGCAGCTCTTCCTGCTCGGTGGTGTCATTGCTCCCATCTTTTAACTCTGCAAATGCTATTCTTAATATGTATACGACCGCATACAATGCCATGCCAAGTGCCATTATCACCATAATGATTACCGACCACACAGGATCGTTAGCATTATCTAAGGGACGCAATAGTAAATTCATTTCTTAACTGGTAGAGTTAACTCCATACCAATAGTAAGTAGCAGTATAAAAACAAAAACAAACAATGCACTCATGGGTTTTTCGGGTCAATGCCTAATTCTAAAAGATACTGTGTCCACCAGTCTGGATCCCTCTTGCACTTCCAATCGGGTACTGGTAAATTATGAAGCGAATACCATTCGTTAATCGCTTCATCTATAGTCTGTGCGATCTCCATATTCCTCTTCCTCTTCGTCAACATCAGCATATGCATCTGCCACGAAGGGTCCTCGTTTGCGTAAAGGTTCTCGTCTGACATAATCAGTTTCAGCATTTACGGCGGACATCCAGACTGCAACCTTCATCATAATGAATATGATTCCCACAGGGGCTAAACATAATAGAAGTTTTGCATTCATTCATCGACATCCATGTAGCGAAATTTGTAATCTAATACTGCTTTATATAGTTCATCTCTCAATATGCGTAAGTGCTCTTGCTCCTCATAGGGACGAGCAGGAGCACCTGGCCATAGTCTAATTGTTTCTTTCACACAATGGTAGAGAAGATAAATGTCTTCAATACTCCATTCATATCCAAAAGTACCCTCGTTATCCTGCGGGTCATATTCCATGTTTTTTTGTAAATGGTTCCCAGTGCTCCCAACCATATTTATGTACAGCCCACATACCTATGATAGGGACAAAGACTAGAATGGTTGCGAGGAATCCTAATCCGTATGGGTTGTTTAATACAACCCCACAGAATCTAGCAAAGTGTAAAAGCATTAGAGGAAATACTTCGATAGGATGTCTATACGCTCTTGCTCGTGAGCGATAATGTCTAGTTGATCTTGAATAGCAGCGAGCACATCAGGGTGCTCACCAATACCTACGGGATTCTTGAGGTAGATCTCAATGTTGAGTCGTGCCTTTTCAATGTTACCTTCTGCATCGATGCGAAGTGCTTTAAGAATTTCGTTTCTCATGATTAATTTTTAATGATAGTAGGCATTTTCTAATCCCCATGTAACAGAATACACTACTACGGAGATAATTGCAATGGACTGGAGTGCTAACCCAACTTTTTCCATGGATCGTCGTTGTGCAGGCAAGAATTCGGATGTACCCACCCTTTATTTAATTCTTTTATCCTTTCCCTTAGTATGTTATTTTCGAGTTTCAACATATAGATTTGATTCTTAAGTTTCTCGATCGGTGTCATAACGGTTCTTCCAAATCTCCAGAAAATACCTATCTACTTGATAGAGGTCAGCAGTAGGTGGTGGTAATCTATCTATGTCTTCAGACCAACACCTACATATATCTCGCATCTCTAAAGTAATACCGTCAGGTCGAAACATCCTCCCGAAGGAGGACATTGCAAAGGCGAAACGCATTCTAATGCGCTGTGCCATTTCCTGAGTAGGCGTCAGTTTCATAATAGTTATTTTCACCTCTTCTGTACCCGTAATATGCGGTGGCACATACAAAGGGTAGTGATCCGAAAAGTAGGACATGGGCTAGTGTCATCTTACGTTGTGTCCTCCAAACATATACCTCATTCCATTAAGGATCTTGTTTGCATATTTCGCTAGTCCACGGGAAGCGAATCTCTCGTATAGTGCTGCAGATAGGACAGGAGCGGGTACCCCAAGATCCACAGCAGCGTGGACAGTCCAACGACCTTCACCAGAGTCTGATACACCTCCATCGAATTTGCTAAGCTCTGGATCGCCTCGTAATACATCAGCGGTAAGATCAAGTAACCAAGACCCAACCACACTACCGCGACGCCATAACTCAGCAACTTCAGCAACGTCGATATCATATTGATAATCCCTCGGATTCTCCATCGGAGCAACCTCAGCATCGCCCTCTTTAACGTAAGCTGACCCAGCATTAGCTTCATGCAGGATATTAAATCCCTCTGCGTATGCTTGCATGATCCCATATTCAACTCCATTGTGGACCATTTTAGTGAAGTGTCCTGCACCAGGACCACCGCAACGCAACCATCCAAATTCAGATTGCCTTACATAATCGCCATCGCTCGTTCTAGGGGCGGCAGAAATGCCTGGGGAGAGTGCGTTAAAGATTGGAGTGCAGGTCTGTACTGCAGTATTTGCACCACCAACCATAAGACAGTATCCACGGTCCAGACCATAAACACCACCGCTAGTGCCACAGTCAATATATTGGATACCCAGTTTATCAAGCCTCTCTGCCCGTCTGCGAGAGTCCTTAAAATTACTATTGCCATGATCAATAATAATATCTCCCTCCACACAAAACTGTAGTAACTCATTCAATGTATCCTCTACTAATTCTGCTGGAATAACCATCATGAAGACAGCAGGTCTTTTTTCATAGACAGTCTCACCAGATTTCTCACCATAGATATACCCACCTCGGTGGACCACCTCAGAGAGTTGCTCCAATCCATAGGCAACACCAGTGACATAACCTTTTTCGTATGCCTCCTCTGCCTTCTTGAGGTTACGTCTGTAACCCCATGTCTCGATGCCTGCTGCCATCATGCGGCGAGACATACCCTCACCCATGCGACCAAGACCAATGATACCAACTTTCATAATTAAGTGATTAAGCGTTTGCAGATTCCCAGTCCTTCTGGAATTGATCAAGTCCTTCACGAGTCAAGACGTGATCATACATCTTCCAGAAGATCGCAGGTGGCATAGTAACGGTACTAGCACCATAAGTATAGCACCTTGAGACGTGATGCACATCCCTCAGAGACGCTGCTAGGATCTCCGTGGTACACATCTGCACACTGAATGCATTAGCGATAGCACGGACCAACTCAATACCACTGAATGAGTTGTCATTGCACCTACCAATGAAAGGAGAGACATATGCTGCCCCTGCCTTCGCTGCTAGTAGTGCCTGTGCCACTGAGAATACCAAAGTGACATTAACCTTAACTCCTTGCTCTGAGAGGATCTTACATGCCTTTAGTCCCTCAACAGTGCAAGGGACTTTGATTGTAACTGCTTCTCCTAATGGTTGATAAGTCTTTGCTTGCTCAATCATTTCGTCAGCTGTCTCTGCAACCACCTCCGTGGAGACGCTGATAAGGTCTGGACATTCTTTCAGTAGTCTTGATGCCACATTATAAAGAGTATCACCTGATCTTAGAATCAACGTTGGATTTGTCGTGACACCATCAATCAACCCCGTGCTGTATGCCCTTTTAATCTCATGGACATCAGCAGTATCTAGAAAAATTTTCATAATTTAGTTAACGTGAATAACGCCTGTCATACCAGCGCCTTGGTGAGGACCACAAAAGAATTCATAATCGCCTGCATCTGCAAACGTAATGTCCTGAGATTCTCCAGGACTGAACATGAGTGATTCTCTGCTGAGGTCAGCACGACCTTCAACAATGATGTTGTGTGGGGGAAGCATACCGTTTACAAAATGCACGGTGTCCCCAGCGGAAATTGAAATATCGTTAGGCTCAAAAATGAGATTTCCGTTTGATCCCATTGTAACTTCTACTGCCCACGCTGGCAACGCGAGGAATAACGAAGCAAATAAAACTATGAAAAACTTCATATGCTATTTGTGTAACTGTAGTTATGTAGGGGGTTTGTGCCCCCTAGTTACATTCAAAAGTCAAGCTTTCCTAACTCTTCCAGAGTGTCTTTTTTACCCTTGATCATACCGTCAATGTATCCTGCACGGTATTCCCAAGTCTGTCCACCATCCTTTCCTTTGAGAGGATTGATGCACTCATCGTTGCCATATTTATTACATACAAGACCAGCGAGATCCAATTCAGACTTCTCACCTGACGCTCCTGTCCCACGCCATACATGGGTGCCATTAATCCATGTAGCACCACATTTCGTACACTCCTTTCGCTCCAACTTAAAGTCGGATAATTCCTTATCTTCCATAACTATTCTCCTAGCAATTCCAAGCTCTGAGGGACTTATTGATTCTACTATCTGGATCGGATGCTGTCTTCTTAGATGTGAGTTTCCTCTTCATCCCACTCATCCGCGCACAAAAACTCGCTCTACGAGGGTTCCCAACTTTTTTTGAAGGTCTCTTAAGATCGCTTCCTGGGTTTTCACGCTCATACGACTTCCGTCCTTTTTCATTTAGTCCACCCTCAGAGTTTTTGCCTGACTTTTTCTGCCAGTCTTCATTAAGAAATTCATTAAAGGATTTCATTCTTCTTTATTGTTAGGGTTTCTAGCACAATTCAACTCATGCTTTTCCAACCACGTCTTAGGACGCTGGTGTCCAATGGGCACCGTGATGCCACAGTATCGACACTTCTTAGACTCAGCCATAATGATAAGCTCCTTTAGTAGTTTTCTTAGGTAGTTTGCCACCTCTAGCTTTGGTGCCAGAAGTTTCACCATACCCTTCAGGATGTTTGCCTGCTTTCGTTTTACCGATAGAGTCGGACTTTGCTTTGCTGCCCTTTTCAGTATAGTGCAGTTTTGCTGATTTGTCCTTGTCCTTAGTGATCACGGATTCTTGCCCGTGCTTGCGTCCCATGCGACGCATAACTTTTCCAAATCTACGCTTGCTCATCTTATCAGGTTTTGAGGTCTGATAGGACACTTCGCGTCCAGTTTCTCCACTGTCATACTTGTATTCGCCCACACCTTTTTTGTGACCGATACCATGCTTCTTCAGATCCTTTTCGAGACCCTTACGTCCCTCACGATTCTTTTTTTCGTCAGACCCCCTGTCAGCACTGATATGTCCAGTGACTTGAGTCTTTGACTTCTGCATCATGCGAGCAGTAGCATTACCTTCTGAAAGGAATGCACCGAATGAAAGTGTAGTTACTTCCTCACGCTTGATACCACCGATCTTATCGATAGCACGACCGATTGCTTTACCGATCTTATCGCGCTTACGCTCTTTCTTCTGAGGATCCTTAGAGGGAAGACCCGATGCACCTGCCTTCTTCAGACGCTCATAAGAAGTGCTACCACTGGACTTGTACTTAGATGCAGCAGAAGACTTCTGACGCTTGGCATAGTCCATGTAGGACTCACCTTTCTTCAGTTTCTTAGGATCAGACTTTGGTTTTGCTGCATCAGCACGGTCTTCACGAGCACGAGCATTAGCACCAGGACCACCCAACTTACGATCCTTCTCAGGATCTGGATGCCACATGTCAGCACGCTCAGCGATAGTCTCTTCACCCAGTCTGCGTGCTACGTTACGAGCACCACGAGACAAGGATCTTGCACCAGCACCAACTGCTTTCTTGATACCACGCTTCAGTTTGCTACCAATTCTGCTGAGCAGACCAGGCTTCTTAGGACCTGAATCGCTGCTGCTAGAAGAGGAGTCACTGCTGCTAGAAGAATCGCTGCTGCTAGAGGATGTAGTGGGATTAGAAGAAGTAGTCTCAGAATCCTTATCAGGGGAGGACGATTGGGTGGACTTGTAACCACTCTTAGCGGCACTACCCATGTCTTTCGCGAGATTTTTCGCGTGTCCTGCTGCCTTACCAGCAACTTCAGCACCCTTAACAGCACCTTTGCGTGCCAGTTTAGCGCCAGTCTTAAGACCAGACTTCAGTGCAGACCCTACTTTCTTAGCAGCACTCTTAACCTTATCGAGTTTTACTCTACGGTTTGCTGCTTTTACTTCAGGAGTCCTGCTTGCTGCTTTAGATGAAGCAACTGCTTTATCGTAGTAAGAGTCAGAGACTTCAGTAATCAGGGACAGTGAATAGTCAACAGACTCACAGAGCATATCCGTGACGCTATCGATATTTCTACCTTCTGCCAACTCTTCAACAAAGACTTCTGCCACGATCTCTTCAATAAGAGTATCGCTAAGGAGTGAGATCTCCCAGTCATTCATCTCTGCAAAGATGTCAACCTGATCGAAGACACTTTCTTTCTGCAGTTTAGCAGCACGCTTAGCAGCAGTCTTTGCCTTGATGCGCTCTTTAGCAGCATCTGCATCTTTCTTAGAAATCATACTCACTGCGCCAACCTTCTGGTCAACGTCACCAGGAGCATATCCTTCCGTCTCAACATACTGAGACTTGTCACCTTTGACTTTCTTATCTCCACGATTCATTTTGTGAAGAGATCTTCTCAGTTTACCGTGTGCCATTTCATTACCTTTGACACCAAACTTGCGAAGGTTTCTGTCTGCTTCCTTTTTCTCAGGAGATCCAGTATCAACCTTTGCTTCTACGTTGAGAGTCTTAGGATAATCCTTGTCACCTTTCTTAGCAGGTGCTTCACCACGCTTACGCTTGGCATGAATATTATCCCAGAGACCTTTCTTACCTTCTTCCAGGTCAGTCTCTTCTTTCTTAGTCTTCATGATGGCACCCTTGCCATACTTAGCAGTGATGTCTGCCTTTACTCTGTCCATTGCAGAGGTGCCAGCACCATACTTCTTATCTGCATCCTTCTGCAGTTGGGTCTTACCCTTCATCTTAGGTTGAGTACCACCAGATCTAGGTTTGTCGCTACTAGCAGACCTCCAGGTCCCACGCTCTAGTTGGCGGTCCCTCATTCTGTCGTACTCTTCCTCACTGAGGTTGGAGATTTGGGAAAATGATTTCATTTCTAGTCTCTTTAATTAGTGTGATCAACCACCAACCACTTGGACTTGCTCGACTACAACGTCGGCTCCTCCAGCAGTGAGTTTAACTGCACGCTTAAGTGCGGGGACAGTGCCTGCTGCAACCTTTGCGGTGCCCAGAGCATAATCAGCACTTGCTGCACTACTGTCATAGTCAGTAGTGATTGTGGTATTAGAAATTGCAGTTACTTTCTTACCACCAGATCCAGCAGATACAAAATCACTTGTAAACGCTGCATCACCGTTTGCTTCAGTTGCAATATAATCACCAACGGCAAACTTATGTGCGGGGGTGCCACCACCAAGGACGGTGATAACAGCAGTTGCTGCATCAGTCATCGCATTGATTTGTGCATTCTTTGCTTTACCGCAAGACAGGAGCAGTGCTTCACCTGCTGCAAGGGTTACGGCAGGACCGTCATCAATCTTAATTGTTGATGCGGATGCTGCATAGCAGCGGAGGACACCTGACTTCACCACAACGTAGCCATTGCCACTTGCAGAAATGGTTTGGGTGTCAATGACATTTAATACTGACATTGTTAATACGTACTCCTACGATTCTATTTATCGCGTTGTTGTTTTAGAAACTTGGCGAGATCTGCTGTGCTACCTACAAACATGGTATTGTTTGTAGTGTTAACTTCTTTAGATTTTTTGGGATTTTCAATATCGTTGACTTTCTTTTGAAGGTCTACGAGTTTATCCGCCACGTCGCCAACGTGCTTGATCAATTGACCAGCAACCTCAAACGCACGAGGTTGATCGGATTGTTGTGCTAAGTCAAGAATTCCATCCACTGCTTCCTGACCTTTTTCAATCAAAGCATATAAATTACCACGAGTATACTCATAGTCCTTCTTCAGTTGCTCCCTTGTAGAAGTAGGATCTTCTACAGGCACAATAGGTTCTGGTTTTGCTTCAGGGACGATATCGCTAGAAACATCGAGTGCTTCCTCGATGCCGTCATACTTACTCGTCTTGTCCTGTGACTGGGTTGTAATCTTTTGCATCGACATAATGTGAAGTAAACTCGGAGAATCCAAAATCGTCTGTGGGATCCGCATTGAGTGGATCTGGTTGGACTGTATA